ATGAAGCCGCATCCGTATTTCCACCCGGCGGCGTTCAACCGCCGCGACGACAACGTAGACGCCGTGAAGCAAGAGATTATTGCCCTTGTGACCGGAGGAGGTGGCGCCCAATGAACGACCCGCTGCACACGCTGAATCAGGCGGAGCTTGCCGTGATGTTCTGGCAGGCAGTGGTGGATTCGGGCCTGTTCCCGGAAGAAGAAAGCGTGATGCTGGAAAATCCCAGCACCCGCGCCGTATTTCCGTGCTGCACACTTTCCGTGCCGCTGGCGCGCCCCCTGTATATGGGGAGAGCCTACGATATTTCTATAACGGTTGAGGTATGGGCGGACAAGCAGCTTGACGCCGTGCGCCTGTTTGAACATCTCCGCGCAGAGTTGGAAAAACTGAACCTGCGGCAGACCGGGAACGTGCCCAGCCAGCAGGACGACATCACGGAAAAATGGCGCTTCGGCGGGTACTTTGAGGTCCGCTGGAACGCCATTGACAACACTTTTGAAAGAAACAACTGAACTGGAGGGATATACTTTGGCAAAATACAATGCAGAATTTACGCCTCCGTCCGCAACCGTGCTGACCGAGCTTTATTATGCGGAAACGGACACCGTTGCACCTACGCAGGTGTTCGGCGTACAAGGCATCCCGGAGGTGGACACGCCCCCGGACGACATCACATACCGCACGCTGGAAAGCGATGTCGAGTTCGGTGTCCCGGGCGTGAAGCCGTTCAGCGCCATTGAGGTGGAAATCCTCTACTACAAAGAGCAGTATACGGCGCTAAAAGCCCTGGAAGGTAAAAACCTGTTCTGGTATGTAAAGTTGCCGGACAACACCGCCGGAAGCACGCCCGCGGCAAAATCGCTCGTGAAAAAATGGAAGGGCGATTTCCGTATTACATTGGCGGCGTTGGAGCTGGACGACATGGTCAAATGCATGTTGAAGATTTACAAGGCTACAGCGCCTGAAGACCTGACGACCGGACTTCCCACCGGAGGCGGCGGCTGATTTTCGATGGACTACCTGACGGTAGTCCGCAGCATATGCTTATAACTGTATGCTGCGGAGTGCCGTTTCGGCCTGAAAATACACAACGATCTGGAGGAAATGTACATGCTTATTGCAACAAAAGAAAAAGAAGTAGAGCTGAAGCTGAAAACCCGCTTGATGCTGCTCCTGGAGGAACGGCTGCACATCGAGGACACGCAACTCTTTTGGCAGAAGGCCGCGCAGGCGGGGAACATCCGTGTCCTTACCACGGCAATCCTGATCCTGTCCGATGGCGTTCTGAAAAAACTGGAAGATGCTGCGGACCTGCTGGACGCATATCTGGATGAAAACAGCGAGGTGTCGGTGCAGAATTTGTATATCGACCTTTTGACGGAGATCAATGAACGCGGTTTTTTCGGCCAGAAGATGACGAAGGAGCGGCTGAAGGCATGGCTGGAGGAGCCGGCGCTGGAGTTCAACGAAATCGTCAATCGTGCAGTGGACAAGGTAGCCGAAGGCATGATGGCCTCCGAACTTGGCGCGCGGTAATTGACGCCAGCCGGGCGGCTGCCTATACATGCGGTATAACCCCGCTGGAATTTGGTGAAATGACGCACAGAGAGATAGGCGAATATGTACAGGCACAGAACGATAGGCAGGAAGAGGACTTCAAGAAACAGGCGATCCTGCTGGATGGGCTGTACCGGCAATGGATATCCACGCAGCAGAAAAAGCCGAGAGTGCTCAACCTGAAAGAACTGTATCCGAGCCTGTTTGGGAAAAAGTCTCCCAAGCATATGACGCCGGAAGAACGGCGCGCCGCCGAAATTGAAGCATGGACAAAATTTTTGATGGGATGACCCCGGCATATTCTGCCGGGGTATTTCTGTATGTCGCCAGGGAGGTGAGGACACATGGCGGTAACCGTAGAAGAACTTGAGATCATCGTCAAGGCAAAGGCAGATGAAGCTCTTCCAATACTGGAAAAAGTGCAGGCAAAACTGAATGATATCATGAGGAAATCTTTGCCTGGGTTGCAGCAAGCCGCCGGTACAGCCGCCACAGTAACGGAAAAAGCGGTGAAGAATGTTGAAAAGCCTGTGAAAGAGGCCGTGGAGGCGCTGGATAAGGCTGCAACGAAAAATCGGAAAGTAAAAAAGAGCGCGGAAGACGCCGCACGATCCCTTGAAAAAGAAAAGGAAAAAGTCATAGGGCTGGATGCAACGCTCTCCGAAGCAGGGGACGACGCCGGAGAGAAAATCACTGAATCCTTGGAGAAGACTGCTGAAGAAACCGAATCCATATTCGGGAAAATCCGGCGGGCAATCAGCTCCTTTTCGGAAAAATCTCTGGATAAATTTAACCTTGAAGGATTGGATGAGGGCGAAGCTGAAAAAATTGATTTCCTGCGGAAGAAATTGGAGAACACCGAGACCGCCATCGAGCAGACGAAAGTTCGTATAGAGCAGCTTCGGCTTTCAATGCGGCAATTTAGCGAGGACAGTATTGAGGGAATTTCGCTGCAACAGCAGGTGACCCAAGCCGAAAACTCGCTGCTTTCGTTGGAACAACGCGCGGAAAGCACAAAGGCAAAATTAGATGACCTCACGGCTTCGCAGTTCTCAAGCTGGGGAGAAGTTGCGGCGCACACCGCGAAAAAAATGGCGAAAGGGCTTGCGCAAATCGCGCTTTCCATCCCCATAGCTGCGCTCAAAGGCGCGGTGAAGATATTCGGCAAGCTGTTTTCCATGGCGAAAAAAGGCATCTCTGCATTGGGCAAACTGGGCAAATCCATGCTGTCGTTCACGCTTCACACGAAAAAGGCAAACGGCGGCGTCCAGAGTTTTGGCGCCCGCCTGCGCAGCATCGTGTCCGGCGCTCTGATTTTTAACGGGATATCCGCAGCCCTGCGGAAAATGACGGAATACTTGAAAAGCGCCATTTTGAGCACGCAGCAGATGCGCGGCGCCATGAGCAATCTGAAGGGGGCGGCGTCTGTCGCGGCGGCGCCCATTATACAAAACCTCACACCCGCACTGTCGGCGCTGGCCAACGCGGCAGCAACGGTGTTTTCCTACATCGCAAAGCTTATCAGCCTGCTGACAGGGAAGAGCATCAGCAGCATGAAATCCGCGGCAAAATCCATGCACAGCTACGGCAGCGCGGCAGGGAGCGCGGCCAAGGACGTAAAGGACCTGCAAAAGGCCAATAACACACTCGGCTTTGACGAATTGAACGTGATCGACACGGGCAAGGAGGACGACGCTTCAAGCGGCGGTGGCGGCGGCGCAGATGAAATACTTCCAAACTTTGATTTTGAGGGAAAATCCACACTGCTCGATCAGGTGCTCGATGCCATAAAGGGCGGAGACTGGGAAGGGGCCGGGGCTATTCTCGCCGAGAAAGCCAACAGCATTCTGAATTGTTTCGACGCCAACGGCTGGGGGAAAAGGTTCGGAAAGAAGCTGCAGAACGGCATCTCTTTCGCGTATGGGCTTATCACCACGTTCGACTGGAACAGTCTGGGCGCGAAACTGGCCGGGCTTGTCAACGGTACGCTGAGCCAAGTGGACGGCGCACAGATCGGCGCGCTTCTCGTTTCAAAATTCACGATTGCCATCCGCACGCTGGGCACTTTCCTGGCCACGCTGGATTGGGCGCAGCTGGGGCAGGTCCTGAGCAACGGAATCATCGGCGCATGCAATGCGCTTGTCGATGCGATTCACAGCGTAGACTGGAAAGCCATAGGAACCGGCATAAAAGATATGCTGTGCAATATCGACTGGCCGGGTGTGTTTTACGCGGTAGGTTCGGTCATCGGTGCAGGTTTCGGCGCACTGTGGGGCGTTATCCAGGGCGCGCTTTCAGATTTGTGGGACTGGATCAAAGAGCAGTTCTTCGCAGGATTCGACCAATTCGTGACTGGCGAAGGAAATCCGGAAGAGCTCGGCGTTCAGCTCATCACCGGCCTGCTCAATGGCATTTGGAGCGTTATAAAAGGCATCTGGGACTGGATATACAAAAACATCTTCAAGCCGATTGAGGACGGAATCGCAGACGCCTTTGACATGCACAGCCCGAGCCGTGTGGCCGAGGGCTGGGGCAGAAATATCATGCTCGGAATGTTGAACGGCTTAACGGCTATCTGGACAAAAATTACGGTATGGCTGGACAATATCAGGAACGGATTTATTTCCGTATGGGAGGGCATCAAAAACGCCTTACGCCCTATCGTCAACGGCATCATCGGGTTTATGAACGGGATGATTTCCGGCGTCGTGAGCGGGATGAACGCAGTGATAGACGTGCTCAACCACCTGAATGTGCATATCCCGGATTGGGTTCCGCTATTCGGCGGAAAAAGCATCGGATTTTCCATTACTCCCATTACCGCGCAGCAGATCCCATTGCTGGCTACCGGCGCAGTTCTGAAGGAACCGACGCTCTTCGCAGGCGGCGAATACCCGGGGGCGAACAATAACCCGGAGATCGTTGCGCCGGAGAGCCGGATGAAGCAGGCTTTTCTGGAAGCATTGGATTCGGAGGAGGCTAAGGGATTCGGCGGGGACGTCGTTGTGAATGTCACCGAAGAAATCGACGGAGAAGTGCTCTACCGCAACCAGCACCGAATCAGAATGAACCGTGGAGCATCTGTAGGCGGCGTATTCTCAGAAGCATATTAAGGGGGATGGACAATAAAATGGGAGAAAAAACAGGATATATCTATCTTGGCTCATCACCAGCGACGGATCGTGAGAATTATGCGATTATGGTGCCTTACCCGGATGAGGGCAAGGCACCTTTTGAAACCTCACGCATGGTGGACAGTGCTCGCAATGCAAACGGTGAGGTAGTGGGCCGGATGGTCGGTCGCAGCGTCCACAAGCAAAGTCTGGCCTGGTCCGTCATGCCGGCAGAAAAATGGTGGGAAATGAACCGCTGGTTTGAACAAGGGCATTTTACTTTCTACTGCCACTACTTCAACCACAACTTTGGCCAATGGGAAACGCGGCTTTTCTATTTGGGCGACGTGAAAACAAATCCTTTCGTGGTGAGCACGGAAACAGGTGAACCGCGATTTTACCGCGACGCGTCGTTCAATGTCATTGACTGCGGGGTGGTGTGATTGCAAAAGACATCATCGTTGTACCAGGCGGCGGTGCAGGAGCAGATCGCGCCGCAGGGATACATCCGCATCACCTTCGGCCTGACGGACACCGACGCGGCCGCGACCTGCGCGCCGCCGGAAACGACGCCGGGCGCATTCTACTCGCGCCCAGACACGATGCTGCTGGAGGACGGCACGCCGCGTGCAACCTACGCCACCTTTGAGCCGGGGCGCATGCTTGCCGACGGCTCGCAGTTGATCCCGCCCAAACCCGGCTCCGCCGACCTACG